TCCCGTATTGAGTCATACCCCCCAGCCTCAACAATCACCGCTCCTGAGTATCTATTTTTTATTACGGTGTTCATCTTCCGCCTTCCTTTTCAGCCTCTAAAAACTTTGCCACTAAATCGGGAACATATCTTTGCAGCATTTGTAACCTATCCCCCATAACTGTGGCACTGGGGTTACCATGTAAATCGGCAATATATCCTATTGCCTCTCGCGGCACGCGTATATCACATGCCATTTGAATCACTATTAGATTTTGGTTTACTGTCATTTCATCCTCTCCTTTTTCCTGCCCTGACTGCAAAGCAGGCAGGGCTTATGGGGTTATAGCTTCACTTTAGGGTAATCAATTTGTGCTTTTTCTATCAATCTGGTAATGGCAATCCTAACCGCCATGCTTATGCGTCTGTCCGCTGCTATTATCTGCGCTTCGGAAATATTTTCTGCTGTGATGCCGTGATTCAATATTTGGTTATAGGCTTCCTTTCTTGTCATCTTTTCTCACCTCCTTTTTGCCTCGGCACTCTCACAGGCTACCCGCAGGCTGTTTTTGTTTTTATCTTAAATAGATAATATAATAATATAATCATGATGTCAAGTATTATTTTAATATTAATGATATGATAATGTTAATAACTCTATAACTCATTGATTTATAACAAGTTTATTTTTGTTATCAACAGGTTACCAACAGAGAAAAACAGGCTCAAGAGCGGCAAAAACAGGTAAGCAGATAAGATAAAAAGCACCTGTAAGCAAGAGTTATGCCAAACAATATAATCAATGTAAGCAAGAGCCGTGCCATGTAATAAATCAAAAATCATGCCAGCGGATAAGCAAATAATCCCTTGAAAATGGTATTGAAAAATGGTATAAAGGAGATGTGAACTGGAAAAAACTGCAAGCTAATAGCATTTATCTGATAGAGAAGAGGAAGAAAAAAACTTATTATGGAGTTAGGAAGAAAAAAAAGAAAATAAGCAAGGCGCTGCATCAACACATAGAGGAAAGCCAGTCAGAGTTTATCAAGCGCAGAGTGCATGAACTAAAACAAAGACAGACCAGATACGAAAGCGCCATTTTTACAAGGTTAAAAAAGATACTTCCTGATTTTTTTAATATCAATCCGCTATTCCAGCATCCGATAAGAACCTACAAGAGTTTTTTTATTCTGGATATATATATCCCAAAGGTAAAATTTGATATTGAACTGGATGGCAATCATCATAAAGATAATCTAGCGCAAAGACGGCACGACATCGCAAGAGATGACATACTTAAAAAAATGGGGATAACAACGCTTAGATTTACAAATCAAGAAGTATTGGAAGACCCTAAAAGAGTAGTTAATAGTATCACAGGACGGATGCAAGAAAGACTGCACGGTGCGAGTTTCAACGAAACAAAGCCGAGTTTTATTGATGCCTCGAAGTAAAAAACAATAAAACAATAACCAATTGCAGTTTGTTCGCATTCGACCCTGAAAAGAGGCAAATTTCCCAGAAAGTCCATAGGACTTGTATGGTAGAGTTTGGTCTAAAAGATGTTTTAATCCTTAGTGTTCAGTGTGAGTTTATCTCACACGACTAAAATCACTAACCGATAAATCAATTCTAAACCACATGAAACCAACCCATCTGCCTGTGCGTGAACGCACGCAGACAGGCTGAGCTATTTTAGACGGTATCAAAATGGGTAAACAACCCCCCCGATTTGTGCATTGATATATTTTTATTACGATTTTACTTGCAAAAGACTCCAAAATGTGTAACAATTTACACGAAATGGGAAAAGAAGGGGTAAAAACAGTTAAAAGAAGACCCTTGACTTTGAGACAGAAAAAGCTGAGAGCGAATCTTATGAAGGGTGGGAAAGTAACAGCCAAAAAAGCAATGATTGACGCAGGGTATTCGCCAAACACAGCTAAAGCTAAAGCAGGAGAAACGTTGGCAAAGGTAGGATTTCCCGAATTATTAGACAAAATGGGAATTACAGATGAGAGATTGTCACAGGTAATAGAGGAGGGTTTGAGAGCTAAAAAAGACAATTCAAACATACCAGACCAGCCAACTCGGCATAAATTTTTAGAAACGTCTTTAAAGTTAAAATCAAAGTTTCCAAGTGAGAAAACAGAATTAAGCGGTAATATAATTATCCGAGTGCACAATGCTGTCAAGGAGATTGTTTAGTTGGCAGAGCCGCAGACGATTGAGATTAATTATATTCCGGGCCCGGTCTCAACGTCATTTCATAAGGATGAAAAAAGCAGGGTTAAACTATTAATCGGGCCGTTTGGAACGGGTAAGACTACCTCAGCGGCATGGGATATAATTGATTTCCAGTCTGAGCGAGTTTTACAGGTCAACGGCAAGCGCAAGAGCAGGTTTGCAATAGTAAGGAATACTTACCCCGAGCTTCGGGACACAACAATAAAAACATATCTTGACTGGTTTCCGGATGGAATATTCGGAAAATATAATCAAACTGAAAAGAGATTTCTAATCCGATGGGAAGATAGGGAGATAGAGATATTGTTCAGGGCGTTGGACATACCCAAAGATATAAGGGATTTATTATCATTAGAACTGACTGGAGCGCATATAGACGAGGCAAGAGAGATTCATCAGGACGTATTCAAGGGATTGTTAGGCAGGATAGGTCGCTATCCCTCTCTGAAGGATACAGGTCAAGACCCGTTCCTCACACCTCCCCAAGTATTACTTACCACTAACTACCCTTCAACAGAGCATTGGCTCTACAAGGATTTTGTAGAAAAAAGGATAGACGGCTATAAAATCTATCAACAGACGCAGGAAGAGAACAAGCACAATCTCAGGGCAGGATATTATGACGACTTAGAATTAGATTATGCCAACAGACCGGACATGCTCAAAACACTGGTTAGAGGTCAATGGGGCGTAACAGTCCGGGGCAAGCAGGTATATCCGGAGTTCAGGCGCAATATGCACGTTGCAGCCAATGATTTCAAGCCTCTGGTTGGGATACAGGTTATCAGGGGATGGGATAACACAGGACTATCTCCGGCATGTGTTATCAGTCAGTTAGGCGTTACAGGTCAATGGCTGATACATAAGGAGTTTTGTCAAGAGGATATTGGTATAACAGATTTTGGAGAGATGGTTAAGCTGTGGTGCAATCAGACCTTTCCGCCTACTCAGCGATATAGAGATATTGGAGACCCAGCCGGCAAGACCAGAGACAGTAATAAGATGTCCCCTAAAGACTACCTCGGCAAGCTCGGTATATTCGTTGAGGACGGCATACAGACGTTCAAGGCAAGGCGTGAAGCAGTCGCAGGTAGATTAACTAAACTTATTAACGGACAGCCCGCAATAGTGATACATCCCTCATGCACAAGGATTATAGACGGGTTTGAGGGCGGTTATGCTTATCCTGAGATAGGCAACAGCGGAGTGTTTAAGGACGACCCAGAGAAGAATCAATACTCTCACATCCACGATGCAATTCAATATCCGGCAACAAGGCTATTTGCGTATGAACCATTGAGACCTAAAAACACAATAAGGCGGCAGGTGTTATCGCCGCTGGCGGCATGAGGAGATAATGCAACCTATAAACAACTCATTTCCAGAGTTTCCAGAGGATGCCAAGACAGACCAACAGGTAGTCAACCTCGTCTCTCAGTTCTACAGGGATTCAGACGAGTATCACAACACCTACTTTGACAATATGAGAGAGTATTAACGGGTTTTATGACGGCTCCAGACAGTGGGTTGAAAAGTCCGCACAGGGTGAAATGATAGACGTTAAGAAACTGCTTAATCAGCAAGGCAAGCTGGCGCTCACTCACAACCTGATATTTCCGCTTGTTAATCTTGTTCAGGGCATTCAAAACGATTCAAGGCTAAACATTAAGGCTATTCCAAGAGGCAAGGAAGATGGAGCAGTCGGAGAGGCAATGTCCGAGTGTTTACGTTGGATGTGGGACGGTGAAAAGGCAGATAGGCAGTTATCGCAAGTATTTTTAAACGGCAATATCGCAGGTCGTGGCTGGATAGGCATTGAGCAGGTAGAGGACGATTTAGACCTATTCGGGACAAAGACGCTGTTCTCAGTCGTTGATACAGGCGAGATGCGCTATGACAGGAAGAGCCGCAACTATGATTTATCTGATTGTGATTATCTGATTAGGTCAAGGGTGCTGTCAAGGTCGCTGGCTAAGATTTTATGGAGAGAAAAAGTTTATGAACTGTCCCAGTATTATTCAATGCTGGATGGCAGTTACAGGAGCAGCAGGCTTTACGGAGCCATGTTTAAAAACGAGGTTGAGATTTTTGAGTGTTGGTATAGAGTTTATGAGATGCGGACACTTGCTATTGATTTTGAGCAGGGGCAGATTCACGATATTACAGATTTAAAGGATGAGGAGATAGGCGGACTGATTGAACAATATCCACATTTGCAGATTAAGCAGAAGAAGCGGCAGGTGATGAAATACGCACGAACAGCAGGGATGCTGCAGGGTGTTCATCTTGATAGCGGTTCATCTCCTTATGAAGATAACTTTTTCCCATATGTTCCTTACTTTGCCTATCACACAAGGGATATGGACTTCGGCATACCTCATAACATTATGGATGCGCAACGAGAAGTCAATAAGCGTGATTCACAGGTGCTTCATTACCTCAATATGCTGCCTAAGACGAGGATTATAACTGATAACCCAGAGGATGCAGACACTTATGAGCAGGGTGCGGACATTGCTGTTTTAAAGGGCAATTATAGAATTATACCACCACCTGATTATCCGCTTGCTTATGCAAGAGCCTCAGAATCAGGAGAGGCAAAGCTAAAGAAAATATCAGGCATCAGCGATGATTTAAGGGGCATTAAATCAGGCAACGATTCAGGTGTCGTTGTGGATATACGCAGACAGCAATCAATGTCAAGCATAGCCAGCCTCTTTGATAATCTGCAATGGACTTCGGAGCGTATGGCTAAGGTCATGACTTCAAGGGTCAGGCAGTTTCTGAGTCATGAACAGATAGCCCGCATTTTAGGGGAGGAGAAGGCAAACCCCGAAGTCATACAGGCGATTAAGACACTCGGTGTTGAGACATACGATTTTGCAATTGCACAGGCTCCGTCATCTCCGACAATGAGAGCGGAAAACTGGGCGAAGATTAAAGACCTAATGCAGATAATGCCTTTGCCGCCTGAAGTGGTGATTGAAGCCTCAGATGTTGTGCAAAAAGACCAGATATTAGCGGATTTTGAGGCTAAGAAGCAAGCAATGGAAGGTCAGCAGATACAGGAACAAGCAGCCGCCAGTGGCGGTATTAATCCCAATATAGTGCCAGAGGCACGGAGGTAGTTATGGAAGCAGTGATAGGAAAAGAAGAGGACGTAAAAAAGCAGGAAGAAGACGAACAGATGAAAAGAGAGATGGCAGAGCTAAGAGGCGATGCCATGCCTGAAGTCTCAAAACCTGCTGAAGAGGCAGAGCCTCAAAAGGAAGAGGTAGTTAAATCTCCGGAGGAGATTACAAAGGAAGCCGCTCAGCCGACCATTGAGGAACGGCTTGAACAACTTAGAGGCGAGAATGAAAAACTCTTAGCGCATAAAACCCGCCTTGAGACGGATAACTATGGACTAAGGGAAAAGAGAAGGCAGGATTTGGAAAAGCTATCTGCTTTGCAGACGGCTAAACCCGATACAGATGTATCAGGAGAAGAAGAAAACAACGACACGTCCATTGACCCCGAAGTAACGAGGATTATCAGGTCAACTGTAGAGCCGGAACTGGCTGAGGTCAAGGCAGAGATAAGACAGGGACGCTTTGCAAGTGATGAGGCAAGGGTTAAAGCTCAATATGGCGAAGACAAGTATAAATCCGCCATTGATGCTTTCAGTGAGATTATCACTCCCGAAAGCAACCAATATGACCCTGCGATTCACGAGTCGTTCATGAAGTCTAAAACTCCTGCCCAGTTTGCCTACAAGATAGGCATGGCTTCAAGTCTGGAAAGCTATATTGAAACTGTGCGGAAGGAAACTGCTGAAAAGACAAAGAAGGAAACACTGGAAGAACTCAAGGGTTCTGCCATCAAAACAATTCCCTCTCTGTCCAATGTCAGTGGTGGAACACCACAGGTCAAAAAGCCCTCTACGCTTGCGGCGGAAATGGATGAGTTAAGGAAAGTATAGGAGGCTATTATGCCGATTTTAGGATTAAGAGGAAGCGGACAGTTTACAGTTACAGGACAGGAGCCTGAACATTGGAGGGAGTTGGCGTTTGAACTCAACCCCAACGGCTCCTCTCCTTTGGCTTCAATACTGTCTAAACTGCCAAGCAAAAAAGAGGACAGCACAGTTACACACTGGTTCGAGGAGAGGATACCGGCTCAGAGGCTTAGAATCAATCTTTCCGCCGGTTATGATACTGATGACACAGTTTTAATTGTTGACGCAACATCAGTAGCAAACGGAATATCAGGCGCAAGGCTGACAAGAGCAGGGGTCAAACTCTGGAACGAAAGAACGGGTGAGCGCATGATTGTATCAGACGACCCCACAAGCGATACCCAGATTCAGGTATCAAGGGCGCATGGCACGACAGCAGCAGCCGCTATTCTTGATAACGACTGGCTGACTGTTATAGGCACGGCGCATGAGGAAGGCGCAAGCGTTCCCTCCGCAGTTGCCAATGACCCGACTGAATACAGCAACTACTTGGAGATATTCCGCAGGCCTGTCAATATCACCATGTCTTTGAAGAACACACATCTCAGAACAGGCAATGAATATCTGAGACAGAAGAAAAACGCACTAAGGGACGTGAGTATTGACAAGGAGATGTCGTATCTGTTCGGTGAGTTGAAGATGGATACCGGCCCGAAGGGACAGAATAGGCGTTCTACCAGAGGCATTATCCCATCCATCACAGCTAACGCATCAGCAAATGTTATAGATGTAGGCGGTGACTTAACTGAATCCGCATGGTATGGCTATCTGGAACAGGTGTTCAGGTATGGCTCTCACAACAAGCTCTGTCTGGGCGGCAGTGAGGCAATACTGGCACTTGAGAAGATGGCAAAGGGCGGCAGCATACAGATGCAGGATGTGCCGACCAACGACACCTACGGCATGGAGATTGCCAAAATGAGAACCACTCCCGGGACAATCTATATCAAGTCTCATCCGCTTTGGAACATGCATCCTGTGTTAAGGCAGAACTTGCTCATAGTGGATACGGAACACATTGAGGAAGTGATACTCCAAGACAGAGACCTGAAGTTCCTAAAGGATAGGCAGAACCCTGGCGATGACATGGTCATTGACGAGTATTTGCAGGAATCAGGCGTAATAACCCGCTTTGCCGAAGCCCACATGTATTTAACTGGGATAACCGGCTTTGCGCCATAACAATAAAAAAAGGAGGGTAGAACATGAAAAAGAACGGAATTAAGGTAGCGGCCCTTGCGATAATACTTGTTATGTGCATGGTTGTAACAGCATTTGCAGCTATCTCAGTATCTATCACAAGGAATTTCGGCACAGCCGATTCGCTGGAGAGAACAAGGGATGTTGTTATTACTTTTGACAGTTCCTATCCAACTGGCGGAGAAGCCATTGCTGTTTCTGATATTGGGCTTGGAACTTCCATCTACAATATGACCTGTAACCATACCAGCGGTTATACGGTGTCGTATGATTACGTGAGTGCGCTATTTGTATATGACGTTTCAGGTTATCAGGTTGTAAACGGAACGGACATCAGCAACCTCGCCGTAAGATGCAGAGTAACAGGAAAGTAGTAAAGAGTAGAAAACGGGGGCGGGTGAAAATCCCGCCTCACAAAAAGGAGGACATAAAAGGTGAAAATACTAAACAAAAGAACGATAGGGATATTGGCAACAACGATATGCCTGTTGATTATTGCTGTCAATGCGATTGCGATAACTATTACAGTCAGCCGTTCATACAAAATAGGGCGTGAAGCTGTAAGGGAAGGCACAATAGACTTTGATTCAAGCTATACGTCTGTTACCGGAGAATCGGTGACAGCCTCCGATTTCAAGCTCAACACAATCAGGTGGATGGAATTGAGAAACACCAAATCGGGGGATGGCAATTTAAAAACATTTGAGTTTAACGATACTTCAAGTATTATCAGGGTTTATGAGGCGTCTGGCATAGAAGAAACGGGCGATATATCAGACCTGACAGGCGTTAAATTTAAAGTATTCGGCTACTAACAGGGAGGATACTATGAGAAAACTATTGTTAATGTTCGTGGTTCTTGCGGCATCGCTCCTTGTGGTATCCTTTGCGATCATGAGCTTTGCCTCTAATGACTTTGAGACTTTAACGATTAATGGCACGGCACAGGGCTTTACCGCATCTAAGATTACTACGACAAGCGGGAATATGCACAAAGCCTTATGCACGCTTGAAGGCGCACAAATCAGATACAGGACAGACGGCACTGCGCCTACAGGCACAGTAGGGCATATTCTGGATATAAGCGGAACGCTGTCGTTAAACGGATATGGCGATATTCTTAATTTTAGCGCAATAAGCACAACAGCGACAAGTGGAACGCTGAGATGCACATATTGGAAATAAGCAACCAATGAGCCATAACACCTTTTATACAATAGCCGCACAGATACTCAGGACTGGCAAGAACTGTAAGTTTAAGCCTATCCGTAAGTGTATTCCAATTGAATCTGATGTTGAATGTCAGTCCTGTATTGCTGAGAAAATAGAACTTAAAGGAGATACGGAATGAGTTTTGATAATATGGGTTATGGCGCTGGAGGTAGTTTTTTAGGGATGATTTTTGGGTATCTGATGGGAAATAAGCGTCTGGACAGGATGCAGGCTGAAATAGACGCTAAGGTTACAGCTTCAACTTTTAACGCAACGGTTGAAGCGATTAAAGACACTCACAAGTCAATGGACAAGAAGCTGGACATTATCATTGAGCATAGTGCAAGAAGAAGGGAAGGAGGATAGATGACGCTAAGAGAACAGAGATGTTTGTTTACACAGTTAATATCTCAACAGGTGCTTGATATGATTGCAGCAGGCTATGAGGTTGCATATGATGAGGTAACTGAGAGGCTTACAGAAAAAGACCAGTCCTCCGACCATATGCGGAACTCTTTGCATCATGTAGGATTGGCAGCAGACCTGTTGCTCTATAAAAATGGCAGTTATCTTACTTTATCTGAATATCATAAGGAATCCGGCGATATGTGGAAGGCAAGGCATCCGCTTTGCAGGTGGGGCGGAGATTTTAAAAACAAGAATGGGCAACCACAGCCGGACGGGAATCATTACAGCCTTGAATACCAAAATCGTGAATAAAAAGGGGGATAGAAGGTAATGTATCAGAAAACCCCGATATACGGCAAGGACTACATGCCCGGGACAACGGGCTTTTCCATGTATGATGCTTCTGCGCTGTCAAAAGGCATAAGCTGGCTGCAAAGTTTTGAAGAGGCGGTATCATTTATAGAGGAGATTCGGGAGCAGACGTATTCCCCTCGATTTGAACAGACGCATTTAAAGCAGGCTCCATCCCATGTGTTTAAGGTTGTTGATAAGCTTTCAGGCATAGAGAGTGAAGAGAAGGGCGTTGAATACTTTGATTTACAGGAAAGAATTAATGACCCTCATTTAAGGATTGTATTCAGGGAACCGCAGAGGCTTAACATAAAGGCGATAACCCAGATGCTTTATTATGCAGGGCAGCTCGAAAAGAAAGAAAAGCCTTATGACTATACAGGACTCGTAGGCTCAATAATCAGGATATTCAGCCCTCTAAATAAGATTTTCCCGATTATCAACAGGCTTCCAAACCCGTTAAGCATTGGCGGTTTATACTGTTCTGCTTTTGATGCGGATACTTTGAAACACACAGACGAATATAGGAAGGAAAAGATATTTAAGAAATTTCATGTAACTCGTATTGACCCGATGATACACTGGTATATGTTTCCGTGGAAACCATTAAAGATGAGAAACGAAATTCAGGAAATGGAGGGTTTTTATGCTCTCTAAAATCAAGGAGGAACGACATGACAAAATTTTATTGCAATCTACCACAGACAGAAATTAACTTTTGGACATTAGACAGGAAGCGGATAACGGTCAAGTTTCATCAGAATTATTTTGAGACTGACGATGCGGAGACAATAGCATTTCTCAGCGGTTACGCAAATCAGGGCGTTATGGTGCATGAGGTTAAAGAAAATGAAGAGCCTGAAATTGACTACACGCCTGTATTCAAGGATGATGATGAGATTACAGAGAAAGGGGACACTAAAAAGAAAGGCAAGAGGCGGTAAATGAACGCATTACAGATTGTGCAGAAGGTGATGGATGAGAAGTTAGGGCTTGTATCTCCTACTACTCTTGTGGGCGCAACAGGTGATACCACTATTGCTCTATGGGCTGTCAATGAGATACAACGGATGCTTGCGAAGGAATACGACTGGAACAGGCTGAAAAAACAATCCTATATCACACTCGTAACGGCGCAGGAGTATTACAGCTTAACTGCACAAAGCACAAACGACGTTGACAGGCTCCTGAATCTTTATTACGCAAGAGACTTTAGTATTTCCTCTGGTTATCCTAAAATCACGCTTGTAGGCGATGAGCAGTGGCTGAACGAATCCGCCGTTAATACGACAGACGGGCTGCCGTATATGGCAAGAGAGTTCGGCAGGGATGCAAACAATTACAACCGCTTGCAGCTTTACTACATCCCGACTGCGACATACGCTGATACAAAGATTTATTATGACTATATTAAGCTTGTAACGGACTTGTCAGTTAATGCTGATGTCAGCCCTTTTGATGATGAATGGCTGATTGAGGGCGCATATATGAAGATTCAAAACAGGGCTGGAACGCTGTCCGATACAGATATGCAGAGTTTTTTAAATAACATAATAACTGGTGTTAAGAATAATACTAAACGCAAAAGATTTTTGCAATACAAGGACATCTGAAAAATGGCAATGGTGCAGACATTAGGCAGGGTTAGAGCGAGGAAACGGACGGAGATATTGAGGCTGTCTGATTTGACAGGCGGTGAAGCCTCTATATTCCCTGTTCTGGCCATGAATCCTAAGTATTCTATGCGTATGCAGAACTGCCAGATTTCAGAGAGGGGAACAATCGCTAAAATCCCCGGATATGTGAAGGTCAATACAACCTCATGCGGTGTAACTTTAAAGAAGGGTTTTGAGTTTAAAAAGACAGACGGCACGACTGTTATATTAAGCGCCGGAGACGGCAAGATATTTTCAGGCACGGGTGAATCATTAACCGAAGTGCATACAGACCTTGATGGTTCGGCAAAGGTAAGATTTGCGGCTATGAACAGCCAATGTATCGCCTGTAACGGGGTGGATGCTCCACTAATCTCCACAGACGGCACGACATGGACTGCTTTAGGCGGCAGCCCTCCTGCAACAGCGTTTAAGCCTCATGTGCATAAGGGGCGTGTCTGGATGCTTGAGCGCACAAATAAGATGCTTGCGACTCATTCAAGCCTTAATAACCCTGCTGAATATACAGGCGGCACATCAGGATATATTGATTTCAAGTTTGTGCTGAAAACTGGAGATGAACTGCTGGATATATTTACCTTTGTAGATTTACTGGTTTTTATGTTCCGAAACCATATTGCTATTTATTCGGGGGTAACGCCGTCAGGCGTAGATTCCGACTTTGCAATCCTCCAGTTAATAGCAGGCGCTGGCGTTGTAGGCACAGACACCATACAGGAACTTGGGACGGATTGCGCTTTTCTTTATGATTCCGGCATCAAGAGTTTTAAACAGGTGGTATCAACGGGCAACCTCAATCTTGACGATATTTCAACTAACATATCTCCGACCATAAGGGCATTGATAAGTGACGCAACTGATTTTGATTCTGCCCATTATCCCCGTTATGGCTGGTATATCATAAAAATCGGCACAAGTATTTTTATCTATGATTATATTCATAAGTCATGGGGCCGGATTGTAGGCTCAGACATTCAAGGCATGTTTACCAAAACAGACGGCACTCTTTTTTTGTGTGGAACAAACTTCTTATATCAGTATGACAGTGGTTTTGACTTTGCAGGAGTTCTGCCGACTATGAGATGGGATTCTGCATATCTGCCGCTATCAAAGCATGGAGAGAAAGCATATCCCAAAATGGCTGAAATTGTCTTTTATCCGCATGAACCTGCGACTGTATCAATGTATTATTCCTATGATGTGCAGGGATTCAATACAACTTACTATCAGTCGTTAGCGACACAGCCCACTGATTTTTATTACATAGACGATGTTACAAATTGGGATGCCATAGACCCGTTTGATTCAATAGCCTATGACCCTCTTAAAATAATGCTTAGAGGCGGGGGGCGCACAATGCAGTTGAGAATGGAAAATACATCCAATAAGTTAATTGAGATAACAGACATAGCAATACTTTATACACGAGGAGGGTTTTAATTGAGCCAACACGATTTTGATATTACCACAGACGATGCCAATACCGGCACGACAATGAGGACGGCCATAAACGATGCGTTACAGGCATTGGTAAGCCTTTCAAGCGACNCAACAGAGCCTTCAGCTCCCTATGCGTATCAGTTATGGGCGGATACTACAACAGGCTTGTTAAAGATACGCAATGCGGCAAATGACGCATGGATAATAACAGGGACACTTGCAAGCAATAACTTAGGATTATTGGCTTTATCCGGCGGCACAATGACTGGATTGTTGAATCTAAAAAAGGGCACTGACATCGCTTCTGCCACAACGATTGTCCTTTCAACAGCAACTGGGAATCTTGTGCATATCACAGGCGCAACCGAGACCACAGCCGTAACCATGAACAGTGGCCAATGGCAGATGTGTATTGCTGATGGCGCATGGCCTCTTACCTATCATGCAACAAACCTAAAAATCAACGGCGGTGTTTCTTATACTTGTGCCGCAGGGGACAGGATACTTTTTCATTATGACGGCACGACTGTTTTTGCAACAGTGTTTACGCAGGCAGGTATAGCGATAAATAGTTTTAGAGTTGCAGCTTCCGTAGGCGGCACAGTTGATGCTGTCACTGCTGTTCATTCACCTGCATTCCCTGCTCTTGTTAACGGGATGCGCTCAATAGTCAGGGCAGCAGGCGCCAATACAAGTGCAACGCCGACCTTTGCGCCGGACGGACTTACAGCCAAAACCATTGTCAAGGAAAACCTTGCGGCTCTTTTAGCAGGCGATATTACAGGCGCAGGGCATGAGATTGAACTGATTTATAACAGCACGGCGGATAAATGGATATTGCTGAATCCGAAGGCAGCGGGAGCAATAACATCAAAGGTCAGAGTGCTTGCTGGAGCTCAAACTATTGCGACCGGAACTAATGTAAAGTTAGCATTTGCGACTGAACATTTTGATACTGATAGTATTTTTGATAATGTTACTAATTACAGGGCAACACCAACAAAAGCTGGGTATTACCTTATCAACCTCCATGTTGTATATGCAACATCTGGCATTGCTGGGCATAGCATACGAGTGCTTGTCTATAAAAATGGAGTTTTTAGCAACCAAGGTATCGGTGTTACTGATAGTTCTGCATTATCTGGAGTAGCCCTTGGTGTATTGGTGTATTGTAATGGCACTACTGATTATTTAGAGGGGTGGACAACGCATAGTTACTCTGGTTCTTTGAATACTGATGAAGCCCTGATGAGTATAGTGGGGCCGTTATAAACAAATTAGAATAGCGTAAGGAGGATGTGGATATGAAGGTTGTTAAGCAAATTTCAACAGGAGACATAGTTTACAGAACTATTCCTGATTTTGAAGATGGAAAGGGGATAGTAAATGCAAAGGCTATGAATCCAACCATCAAGGAATCGGACATGGAGGAAATTGAAGTTGCATGGACTGAAAAAGAGTATGCGTTTGCAATCAAGACACAAACAGACTCAAAACTTACCTATATAGAAAAGCGTAGCGCAGAATATCCTGATTATCGGGATTATCTTGACGCTAAAGTAAAACAGTCAAGCACAGATACAGCAATGCAAACAGAAGGACAGCAGCAAGAGAAAAAGTATCTTGCAGACTGTCTTGCGATAAAGGCGAAATATCCGAAAACGGTGAGGAATATATGAACTGGAACTCAAAGAAAAATTCGTTTGGCAATGCGGATGACCCGACACCGCCAAGCTGGTATGTGGCTAAAGTGTGGACTTGGAAGGCGATAAGCATATAATGGCAATAATAACAGAAAGGCGTTCAAACGATGAACAAGGGATACATGAAACTTGAGACTATGACGAAGGAGCATTACAAAGACATCTATGATATTGCCATATCCTCAGAGCCGTGGACAACAGGCATGACGCTTGAACAATTTACAGCGCCTATGCAAAAACGAGAGGGCTATGTTCTTATTCATAAGGACAAGGTTATAGGGTGCGTAAGTTTCAGCGATTACACGCCCCTTTCAAGTATTCTTATTCATGCGACTATTGATACCAAATATCAAGGGAAATGGGCGACTAAGAATATCCTAAAGCAGATATTCCAGTATGTGTTTGAGATACTTGAACTGCCGAGATTATCGGGCATCTCCATTGTCGGCATGTCCGATAAAGCAGGAGAGTTTCTATTGAGGCTTGGATTTAAGGAAGAGGGATGTATTCGCAAGGGCATGAGACTCACTAACGGATACTATGACTTAAAAATGTTTGGAATGCTTAAAGAGGAATGTAAATTTATATGAAAATACTTTTTAAAGGGGTGATATTATGGGAATAGAAATAATAGCAGCTGCCGCTATAGTTTCGGCAGGTGTATCCGTTTACAGCGCAATGAGCCAGCCTGATGCGCCAAGCATTCCGCCTCCGCCTCCGCCTTCGGGAGCGCAGACTACGGATGAGGAAGGAATTGTAACATCCAAGCAGGTGTTTAATTCGGCTACAAATATGTGGGAATCCCAGTATTCAGCGTATGGCTTTGAACCATCGGATAAAGCCTCACCCGAATATCAAAAATGGACTGCCCGCAAATCTACATGGGAAGGCGAGAAGCGTCAACAGACAATAGGCATCGCTAAAACTAACGCTGCATTAAACCAGCAAAATATATTTACCACGACAGACCCATTTACAGGAGAGGTAATCACAGGGTCAACAGGACTGGATGAATCAAAGGCAACCTCAGCTAAAGTAGCAGAAGCATATAAGGGATTGAAAAGCGATTATGCTGTTGATGAATACGGCAATGTTACCAAGAATCAGAAGGAATCCACAGAAGCCAGAGGGCTTACTGGTTCAAAATATGATGTTGATATTACAGGGCAGCGTGAAAATGATTATCAAAAATTGCTTGCTAATATCGGCAAGGAAGGCGTGATGCTGGAATCGGATTTAAATCAGAAGGCTTTTGAAAATACAATGAATCTTGGCGAGAGATGGAAGGCTGGCGAGAAATCCGATAAGCTCTTGGCGTTAGAAGCACAGAGCAAGACCGCACAACAAGCACAGGCTGGCAATGCCGACCTTCTGGCAAGATATAGTATAGGCAATGATAATATACTCAACAAATGGAAGATTGAATCAGACCAGAATGCAAATAGGACAAGGTTTCTGGGGGAGACTTCGGGAGCATTGGCAATGGCTTATGGTTACGGCAGTAACCCATATTCAACTAAAAGTCCGATAATGCCCAAGACGCTTGATACAAGTGATAGGTATGTAGGAAATTATAGCGGTAAATATCTATAAAATATAATAATGGAGGAATAATATGACAAGCAATTTAACGACACTATATGCATTACAGGGAAAGACTAATCCAGCAAGGGAAAGAGCCAAGATGATGGCAGAGGGGATAAAGACGATTGAACCAGATAAATACGGTTATTCCTCTATTGCCAAAATTCCATTGATGTATATGTATGGGCAGGCGGCTGGCGAGGCATCAGGGATTGATAAGGAAAACAATGAGGCTATAAGCGGTTATTTAAAATCCAGCATTGAGAATGAAGGGTTAAAGGCAAAGAGTGAGGCTGTTAAAACACAGAGCGAAATAGATAAGAACACGTCAACAATAGATAAGAATACAGTAGAGATGGCGGGTAAAAAGTTTGAGGCGGCATTGAAGCTGACAGGACAGGCAAGATTAGAGGCATTAAATAATCCTGAATTTAAACAGTTGATGAAAATATCCCCCACTACTGATATTACTGCGACTGAAGATAAAGGGAATTGGACAGAATTTAAAGTTGAAGATAACACAATGGGAATCTCCAAATTCTATCTGCTTGATAGAACGACTGGCGACCTTAAACAAGCAGGAAGTAAGGATGGTCAGAATGATGAGTGGATGCCAATAACGGGAACAACAAAAAGTGATGTTCGTAGCCCCGAAAGGATGGCACAAGAATTTGCACTAAAAGCGGCTGGGAAAGACAATAGCACCTCTAAAGAACAAAAATCCTACGTCAAAACCTATTACGACCAACTTAAAATTTTATTATCGAATTATAAGGCAACATTGGATGGTGATGATTTCAACGCACAAAAACAGGCACTTGACGAAAAGTTTAGACCCTTAATCGGAAATGAGTATATTACCGAGGGGCTTAGCATACCTGAGATAAAGAAAAAGATGAGCTTTTCTGATAAAGTATCTGATTGGCTGTTCGGAAGTTCAGGCAGCGAAAGTAAAACGCTGACGGATGAATACTCTAAGGGTGCACCTGCGGCAAAACCTAAAGCTCCAGCAAAACCTAAAGCTCCAATGCAGAAGGCAATATCAAAAGGTGAAACAGCGACAGATACGCTCGGCAGAACCGTTTACAAGTGGAGTGATGGCAGATACCATACAAAGCCGGAGAGCCGTTAATGCCTCCGGTAAACGCTAAAGATGTCATTGATGATGACATAACCATAGATGCGTCTGAGGTTATTGATGATGTGTCTCCTCGCAAGGCAGGAGGATTCGTTCCTGAACTTCTGAAGGCAACGGCAAGAGGAACTGTCAGAGGAATTGAGACAGGGCTGAAAGCTGCTGCGTTCACAGAAAAGCCACCCACTAAACAGTTATCCTATGACGACATTGCGGACGATATAAAAAATTATGCTGCTCAAATGATGGCTTCAATCCCTGAATATGCAGGGCTTAGTATTGAGAAAGTCGGAAAAGTGGCAAAACAGATAATGTCAGAGGGCAAACTCGGCAAGCCTCTTGGAGAGGCGATAGAAAAGGGCGGTAAGTCTATTGCTGATTATTACAGCAAAGCAAAGGAGTATTTTCCGACAGACAAGGGCACTTACATCACATCGCCGCTAATAAAGCAAACAGAGAACCTTCTGAAACACCCCTTAATATCGCAGCCGGAAGATTTAAGCATACCACTGCAAGGCTATGAATCGTTTATACACTCGCTTGCTGCCCGAGCATTGCCGATAGCTGCCGGACTGGTGATACCATCGGGTAAAGTTAGTGTGGTAAAAGCGGCAAGGGGCGCAATGTTCGGAGGTGGCTCCGTATTTGGAGCGGCAAAGGCAAAAGAAGTTATGGACATGGCACGGCAGGATAGACCTGACTTGTCCGAGTCCGAAATAAAAGCTATTGCATTAAAGGCTGGTATTTGGGAGGGCGTTACAGAGACAGCCCTTGATGTTGCGATAGGTAAATTTCTTGGGCTGTTAGGAATAGGCGTTAAAACTCCGGTCAAGGAAACGGTCAAGAAAACAGTTAAGGGCGCACCCCTAATCAAACAATATCTTAAAAATGTAGCGACTATAACCCCGATAGAAATTGCGGAAGAAAAATTACAGGAAAAGGGCGATGAGTGGACACATGAAAAATTAGGAATCCCATTCCAGAAAGACCCTAACCTTGTAACAACTACAACAGTAGCAAGTCTCTTGTTTGCAGGATTAGGCGTTGGAGCGCAGAGAGTTAAGGCAAATCAAATGCTAAAGGTGCTTGCAGACCCCAAAGCTGACATTAAAGAAAGGGCAGAGATCGCAGTCGCAGTAAGCAACGTGATGTTTAAAAAAAGCAAGAGCGCAGCAACAAACTGGATAACTCAGGCACAAGAGGCTATATATAATAAGCAACCGATAGACATTAACGAGAAGATACTTAAAAAACCAAAGGAGTCCACTGTTGATTTAACCATTCCCTTTGAGGAAGTTATTGACGATGCCGAGATAGAAGCCTCACCCAAAGAGCGGAATATTCAAGGTGATGCCTTTGACACCGAAGCCTATGGAGAGGACATTGAAAAGGGTAAGGCGTATGAATCCAAACAGAAGACTTATGAGGATATAGTTGAAGAACAGGAACGAGGCGGATTTACCAAATCAGATATAGGCGATGTAGTAGGCATAGATGCCGATACAGGTCTGCCGATTATCAAAAGGAAGGAGGGTAAAACCAATGAAAGGAAAAGCGGAAGCAGTATCAAACAAGCAGAATCCGGCGTGTCAGATGCCGAAGGAGTCGCACTCAATGAAGGATATGCAGTCCAAAAAGGAAATGTCCCCAAAGATGAAGGGCAATATGAAAAAGGAAAAGATGTAAATAAGGAGCTTTCTTCAACTGCCATAGAGCCGTCTGAAATTACACAGGCGGCTCAACCCCCTCTTGAACCTCCAGTCCCCGAATCAGGCAAGATTAATGCTATAACCCGCAAGGAAGCGGGGGACATGATTGCAAAAGGGAATCCCGAAGTTATCCCTCATATCAAGGATGGCATAAAACAGGGGAAGGTATCGCCTATGCAGATGCAGGATGCTATTAGAAATGAGTCATTGGCGCAAGTAGCCGATGCGTCTAAGGCTGAAAGACCAATCATCAGGGATAACATCAAGAAGTTGCAGCCTCAGATTGATGAAGCATTGAAGGGACAGCAGGAGATACCGATAGTCGAGTCTATTGCACAAGACATCTCCCAAGCTAAAGCCTCTGGTCAGTCTTTTGACGAGTGGGTAAAGGGGCAGGGGGAGTTGTATCACGGGTCTGATGTGGATATAAATAAATTTGATATGTCAAAAGTGAAAAAATGGAATAAATTTGGACATTTCTTTTCACCAGACAAAGAAGCAGTTAAAGTGTATGGAGATAAAATTAACCAAGCAGTTGTAGAAGTAAAAAATCCTAAAATAATTACACAAAAACAATGGTGGGACATAAGAGGTGAACACGCCAAAGATGATATTTGGTTTTCTAATTGGAAAAACGAATTAAAATCTCAAGGTTACGATGGTTTGTTAGTAAAGGGTTCAAAGGAGCAATTTGCAGGAAAAGAGGTAAAAAATCCAGAAATAATAGCAGTCTTTGAAGATGCCCAAATCAAAACCCGCTCCCAACTAAAAGCAGAATGGGATAAAATGCAGAAGGCAGAAGTTAAGCCCACAGCCCCGCCAGATTACGGAATGAAACATAGACCCCCAACCATAGAGCAGGGTGGAAGTCCGTTGTATGATTTAACTCAATCTTTCCCAGAAGACATATATAGTGTAAGGGCTATGCAATACTATGGGGAAGGTAATAAAATTTTAGATAAGATTACGTTGTCTATTTTTAACTCAATAAAAGGGAAACCTGACGCTAAAATAAAAATTTACAGGGCAATCCCAAATGAAGCAAAAGAAGGGATACAAGCAGGTGATTGGGTTACTGTTAACAAACAATATGCACGGAATCACGGGGAAATGCAATTTGGGAAGGATTTTAGAATTATAGAAAAAAATGTGCAGGCAAAAGAGGTAGTCGCAAATGCAGACTCAATACATGAGCAAGGATATTATCCTGATTTAGCGAAGGCAGAAGTCAAGCCTCCAGTTGAGGCTAAACAGGTGAAGTCCCGTGAACTCCACACCTACAAGGTCGGAGATATTGTAGATATAAACGGTAAGAAGGTTAAGATTATCTCAAACATCAAGGACAGTTTCGGTGAACCGCAGCGGGTATCAGTTCAGGCGATTGAGAAGGTTACAAAGACAATAAAGGATAAGACCTTTCAGATGCCTCAGAAGCCCTATGACATATCTCCGTTTACAGAGATAACAAAGGGTGAAGGGAAGTTAGCGGTAGAGAAGGGCAAACCATCTCCAGAATCCGTTTCTATTGCCGATGATGTTGTTAAGAACGTCTATGCCCGAATAGATACTATCTTAGGCAAAGGGACTGTATCAGCAGGGTTTAAGCCTTCCGCCTCTATTCTTGAACGTTTAGGCTCCGATATTCAACAAAAAGCATTAGGCGAACATGGCTTAAAACTTGGGGACACATTCAAAGTTGCAGGGTTATATCAGCATACTCATACCATGACAGGCAATGGGCTGAAACATATCATTACACTTGCAGAGGAATTAAAGAACAGGCCGAAAGAGTTACAATGGACTGCCTTCCATGAGCCTTTTCACGGCATCAAGGAAATACTAAGGCAACAGGCGTCACAGGGCAATAAAGAGGCTCAAGGCATCATAGACACGCTAAAGGCTGAATTTAAGAACGAGGAGGCGGAGGCTGATGCTTTTGCCGACTTCGGCATGAAGAAGGCAGAAACAGGGCTTTCCGCTAAGGTGAGGGCTATTTTTGAGCGTATCATGCGGTTCTTCAGGCAGTTAGGAGATTATCTTGCCGGAAAGGGCATATCAAGCAAGGAACAAGTCAACAGGTTCTTTGAGGATGTCTGGAAGGGTGAGTATGCGGATAAATGGACAATCAGAGACATTGAAACCAGAGGATATGATGTAGAAAGTAAAACATCATTGGCTATGGGAGCTATTGATTATCTTTATCGCAGCCATAATATAAAAGATTTAAACAGACTTTATAGAGATGGATTAGTGGGGAAAACACCGCAGGAAGCGCATGATTTGATATTGAAAGCGCACCCTGAATATGCGAAAGAATGGGAAGATGCAGGGGTGTCAAGAGACGATGAAACTTGGGGGGTAGATGACCAAGAAACACAAGAACCAAGAATATATTTTGCGGCAACCGAAAAAACGGGGTATAAGGGAGATTTCATTATAAGGATAAAGAAAGATGTGGTTCGCCAATACGGAGAAATAATTGAGGACAGTGGATTGCCTAATGAGTTTTTTATTGATGGTAGAGGATACATACCCATTAAACATATAGAAGTAAAAAGCGGTCGTAAGTGGGTTTCTCTTGTTGATTTTTATAATCAGAGACACGCTGAATCTGCACTGTCAGTTAAAGGCGAGTTTGAATCTCAGGCTAATAAAGAGACAGATGAGGGATTGCTGAGTGTCAAGAAGCCCTTAGATGACAGGGTGCAGGGAGTTGTAGATTTTGTAAACGAAAAAGGTAAAATGCCAACAAAGGCATGGCTTGAAAAGGTAGGACTTACAGAGGATGAGATTTCCGAGTTCTTTAAAAAGATGCCCTCCAAGAAAGTAGGGAAGGTTACAGAATCCATTGCAAAAAAGACGGCGCAGGAAGCCTACAAACAGGGCAAGAAAATAGTTAAGGATGAGATTAAGAAAATTACAGAAGAGCAAAAGGTAGACAATGCCATTAAGCGTCTTACTAAAATGAAAAAAAGCATGTCCCTTGATTTTCAGAAAATGATTAAAGATATAGGGTCAAAGGATAAAAAGAAAATTAATCCCGAAGTTGTCAGGAAACTCAGCCAATGGCTTGACAGCATAAACCCCGATGATATAGGAATGTCTGAAAGAATGGCGGAGGAGTTGAAGGAAAAGCTCTCGGACATCAGCGATAAGGATTATAATGATATGTCAATGGCTGAGAAGAAGGTATTTGCCGATACCCTAAAACTTCTTAAAGCCCATGACTTCTATATCAGGAGCGTTGACCTTACTCTCAAGGGGCATGACGTGGAAACACAGAGGCAGAGGCTTTTAAAGTCCACATCCTCACTTGATGCCAAAGAAGGAATATTCAGGGCTGGAGGAAAAGAGGCGTATGTAAAAACCCTGACAGGATCAAGGGTTGCCAATATGCTGGATAACTTTAAAGATGACGGCGTAAATCAGGAGCTTATTTTCAATCAGTTTATAACGGAAAATGAGGCGGAATGGCAAGCGGTGGAACAGACAAGGGTATTTACGGAAAAGGCTAAAGCGATTAAAGCGGAGTGGACAACGGAGGAACAACAGAGGATAGTGGTAAAAGCCCTTGACATAATGGGTGCAACAACGCAAAGAGATGTTCTTATGGAAGAAATGTGGATTGTTGAGGTGCCGGAACTCACAAAAGACGAAACTGCGCTTATGAATCTTATTGAAGAAACAATGAATGAGAATAAGCAGAACATTAAAACTGTATTTGAGGGAAGGGAAAATCAGATATTTCCCGAAATAGCAAGATACATCTTCCCTCTTAAATATGAAAAACAAGACAATAACGTTAACACTGAAGTCCTTAGACATGACTATCACAGAACAAAGGAATCAGATGATTATTTCACAGAACAGAGGGCAAAAGGCGTTAAGAAACTGATAAGGACTGATTTATTTAATATCGTAAGAGAAGGCTTACAGGCGCAGAACTGGTATTTTCACATGCAGCCCGTTCTTGATACTCAGGCATCGCTCCTTTTTTCAAAAGAGTATATGGCAAAGGCAGGCGATTTAGGCGATAAATGGTGGAGAGACCAGATTGATATTGTTGCAAGGAGAGGTTACAGCGCAAGGTCGGCGACAATGTTTGCCTTTATGGATAAGGCACTCAGGGAAGGGCGTATTAATCTCAATAAGGCGGTCATGTCCTACAAGGCATCCTCGGCAATGATGCAGATATTTTCAGGCTTTGATGCGATGGCTTATGGGGTTATAGAGGGCATGCCTATGGCTGCGGTTAAGATGCCTATGAATATCGCAAAGGCATGGCTATTTAAGAATCCTGAACTATACAAGATGTCTAAGGCAATACAGTTAAGAGACGGCGGAGAGCAGGCGTTTAAGGAACTGCTTGAAAAAGACAGGATGGGGAAATGGGCGGAGATTGGATTCAGACCTCTAAGGGAAGCTGATTTAAGAACTGCCCTCGGAGTATTACAGACTTACTATGATGCGCTCGGAGGCACGGCAGACAAACTTAATCAGGCTGAATTAATGATGATGCTTTCACAGGGCGGAACAAGCATATCACTCAGGCCTCATGTATTAGCAGGCGGTGAGATGTGGCGGACTGCCTTCACCTTCCAGACATTCTTTTTAAATCGTTGGGGACTTGTAGCTCACGACATTATTAATAAAAGCATCATACATGGAGATGCAAGGCAAAAGATAAGAGGTGCAAATGCCCTTGCGATTATCATAATGGCAAGCCTCCTTGAGGATGAAGCAAGGGAATATCTTTACAGCCTGATAACAGGCAAGCATTACAAGAATGTTTCTATGGCTAAAAGGGTATTTTCTGCAATACCCGAAACCATCCCCCTTGTCGGAAGAGCTATCTCAGCGAAGATACAGGGGCGGATGGGCGATACAGATGTGCCGATAGTCCGCACAGCCAAGACGGGGCTTGTTGGAGCGTATGATGCTGTCTTTGCAGATGAGGGCGCAAAGAAGGTGCAAGGGGCGTTAAAGGCGATAGAGATGATATTGTCGGTGAAGTATGGAGTCGGGGGAACTGCACAGATAATGGACTTAATAGAGGGTGCATTGCCCGAAACCACAGGACAGACGAATCAGCAAAAGGCTTATTACAACCGCAAGATTGCAGAGGCATACATAAAGGGCGACAAAGAGAAAGCCCATGAATTACGACAGGAGGCGAGAGAGAAGGGCTATAAAATCTCAATCACCTCAATCAATAAGCACAGAAAGAAGGCAAGGGAAGAGGACTAATTATTTCTATTTCTACCCATTCCTTTAAAAATCTTCGTGCCCATGTTTTTGAATTAATCTGACAGTATCTACCGGCTACTACACCGATGTTCACCCAATTTACAGGCAATTCATTATCTATTACACGCATCAGCTTCTTGAATCTTGGCGGCGAGGAGAGTATCCGCTTAAATGATTTTTCAGCAATTATAAACACTTTCGGCTTATTATACCAGTGAACAGGAGCAGGAGCCTGTTCTGTTATTCTGTTTTTTAATATCTTGGACAGTGGAGATTCGCCCAATGGATATACTTGAAAAATCTTCTCTTTGTTCATTTCATCCTCCCTCCCCTAATATCCGGTGAATTCTCACCACAAGTTCATCGGTATTTGCTTTAGCCTGTTCACCATTTACCCTGATGATGCCACAAGCAAGATTTACAAGAACGGTTAGCCGATTGGTAATTATACTTCCATCAGGGAACCCCTCGGTGCTGCCGTCAGCCCAAATTTTAAAAGTATGCTCACCACTTGTTACTTCAAAGATAGGATTAGGTGTTCTCATTTCATCCTCCTTAATTCTTCCGCCAGATTGCGGATTGTTGTGTTGTTTTTGTCAAGATTTGTAACCGCATCACAAGCCCATAATCCCCTATCAGACGGCTTCTGTAATAGCCCTATCTTAACTGCCAGTATGTCAAGCTGAACTAAGTGGACTAACGGCTGCGGGTCATAGGGATTGTGCATATATGAGCGATACAAGAGGATTGAGGCATTATCATAAGCCCTGTTATCCCCTGTAACGGCAAGCACATTGTAATAGACCGTGCCTGCCGTGTCCTCATAGAACGAGTTATTAGGCAGTATCCTTAATGCCTTAACCATCATCTTCTCGGCTTTCATGAAACTTGGTTCATAGGAAGCATTGGAAAACAGATAGTCCGCATATACTCGCTTACTTGCATCGTAACAGAGCCAGACAAGCACAAGCGTTATGAGGGAGGCACAAGCTATAAAGGTTATGCGTTCAAGAAGTCTCATTTATCCCCACCCCCATTATAGTCCAAAATATCGGAGTAAATCCCAACTCGTCCCATCCACTAATATTTTGCACCATATACCCCATTATAGCCGCTATAAACGTCATAGCAAGCAACCTATCGCCTTTTGACTGCCATAGAGTTCTTATCACCATATAGACAAGCCCAAGATAAAAGATAAGTGCCGGTATCCCCATTGTAGCCGCAATCTGAAGGTAGCCGTTATGCGCCTTTGAGTTAAGTGAATGCTTATCTGTCTTGTCCAATTCCACTGTCCTATATAACGGATATGCATTTCGGAAGCTGTCCGTCCCCACACCGAAAAACGGATGCTCTTTTATAATCTCCCATGCGATACCCCAATATTGAAGTCTGGCAGTGACGGCATAATCCTCTTTTAATTCTGCAACATTATAACGCTGCTCTTGCGCTCCGCCTCCATGCTTGCTATGCTTTATCGCCAATGACATTGTTGTTACGATGATGATAGAAGCAAAGAATACTACAACTACACCCTTAACAAGTCTGCCTTCTTTTTTGTTCTCTTTTATGAGAATTGCAGCCATAATAATCAATACGGGGATAAGCCCAAGCATAACCCCCCTTGACAGGCATGACGCTATAACCGCACAGAATAGGAATATCGTCATGCTCCAATAAACCCTTCCTATGCCCTTGCCCTTGACTGCCAGATATATAGAGAACGGCAATGCTAAAAGTATGGCTCCCGCCATTGGAACTGGATTGCCCGTAAATGAAGCAGGTCTGCCACCAAGAGAGAATTTGTAAGGGTCAATGTCAAAGTATTGAAGCATGGCATACACGGCAAGAAGCACCATTGCATTGACAACCGCTCTTGATAGCATGAGTTTATCTATCGGCAATGTCGCTACCATAACAAACAGCATCACATATAACATTTGAGTAAATAAGCCTTGCTGCACATTATACCCCCCCTGTAATGCAGAGAACAACTCCATTGAGAATGTCGTAGCCGTAAGCATCCAACAAAGGAAGCCTCCAGCAAAGAATATAATCCACTTATTTACAGGGCGAAGCAAGCCCTTTTGATAGTGAAATATCCACGATAAGAATATGGATAGCGTAAATAGCCGCAACGCCATAAGTTTCGGCAATGTGAAACATGAATATAAATCTATGCTGATAATATTAACAACAAGGAAAACCATCATTGATAAAAGTATGGTCGGTATCATACTAAAACAACCTCCTTTCTGTTGGAATCCTCACAAAGTCGTTTTTTTCGTTACAGCCCCAAGAATAAAGACGGGTGTATCTTGTCCATTGTCGTGGGGGAAAATCCGAGCCTGTTTGTTTCGTCAATTTCAATCTTCCTTTCTTCCAGTAGTTTCAACGCTGCATTATAATAGTCTTTCTTTATTTCAAAGCCATATGCCCTACGCCCTGTGTTCATGGCAGCCAGAAGGGATGAACCACTACCCACCACAGGGTCAATTACAACGTCTCCTTCATCCGTAAAAATCTTTATCAGTTTTTCCAACAGTTTTACCGGCTTTTGTGTCGGGTGCAGCTTCGGGGTATCAGAATCCTTTTCCCAATCAATGCAGTTAAAAACCATTTTCCCATTATTGTTGAATTTAGGTAATTTATCCCTGTATAGGAGAAGCGCATATTCACAATTCCCGACAATCCGCATATTCGCCTTCAATACCTGAGCAGAAAAGTTTTTCCTAAACACAAGATTGATGTATTTATTTAATCCATATTTTTGTGCTTTTTCTATTAGCTCGAACTGCTGGTCGAACGCACAGAAGACAAGCATACTTGGAGCCTTGCCAACTTCTTTCGGCTCCTTCATCATCATCGTAGAACAAAAATGCAGAAACTCAGAAATCCTAAAATCTTTATCAGTGTCGAAAAATTCAGTATTTGCCAGCTTGCTCTCACCATTGGTGTTATCTCCATCTATATACCATTGCGGGCTTGAACCATAGGCGTTTTTACCTATATTATAGGGGATATCTGCAATAATCAACTGCGCCTTGTGGATATTGTATCGCTTGTAATTTTGAAAATGGTCATTGATAAGTTCAAATTTTGATGACTTTGTTTTTGACATTCACACCCCTTACACCCTCTCGACTTGAATACCTCGCAGATATGAGGCGGCAACTTGGTAACCTCAGAGCCGCTCATTGTTGAGTATATTGGCTTTTTAAGAACCATAACATTAGGACAGAGAAATGTCATTTAATTTTCCTCCCAAAATACAACAACCATGCCCGTCCTTTCTCAATTTCGTTAAGAGCTTGCAATAGAATGTCCCTTCCAATTTGCAAGCATTATCTTTTTTTGGACAATCTTTTGGTCTTTTCACTGACATGACATTTTCCTTTTATAATTACAATCACTCTGCCATCATACGTGCATCCATTGTTACTTGCCTCATTGTGGATACAACTCCTATCCTTACAAACAACCTTTGTCATAACATCTCCTTCAACCCGACACGATAAAACCGCGCGGGTTAATTCTACATTATCATTTAAAATTCCGAACTGGATAATATTCGGTTGTATATTTTGAACCACAATTACCACAAATATGATTATCAGGTGTATTTACTCCCCTTTCTCCGCAATTCCAGCAATGTATATAAATTGTATGTTGATGTTGTTTCATAATCCCTATTAATCGCTGAATAAATGTGAACATGATATCAGCCATAAAAACCTCCTTATTCTTCCGTCCTCAGGCTCTTAATATAATCCGCAAGTTGCATACCGAAGCCCTCTAACCTGTCAAGCACCACATCAGGAACGGTGTAGTTCTTACCGGAGGTTAGGGCTTCATACTCGGACACCGACATGGTAATAGACCAGTCGCCTTCAAGCTCCAACACTGATTTTTTTATTTCCTTTGGATAGTAGATACTTAACTTACAGCTTCCGTCTTGCAATGTTTCAAATTTTTGGGCAGTTCCTTTTATCATATATTTTTCTCCTCTCCTCTTTAAAATGGTTCTAACTCTCCTGTTGTTTCTTCTGAAGAGACATCATCTTTTTTAGGACTTAAAAATCTGATGGTGCTTGCTATTATTCTTGTCCTTGATTTCTTTTCCCCTTCCTTTTCCCATGTTTCAGTTTTTAACCTGCCTTGCACTAATACCTTAGAGCCCTTGCTCAGATATTTACTTGCCGATTCTGCTTGTTTACCCCATGCTTGAATCTCCCCAAAATACACCTCGTCTTTACCTTCTCCGTATTTGGTGTTGACTGCAATTCCAAAGACTGCAACAGATGTTCCTTGTGGTGTAGTCTTAAGTTCTACATCCCTTGTTAAGTTTCCTACCAATACGACTAAATTAAACATCCTTCACCTCCTTATCATCAAACGGATCAATCTCCTCCTCTAAAATGGAATTTTCTGTTTCCTTGTTAAATCTTTTCATAACTTCTTGTGCATTTTTTTCTGATTTTAAATCAAGTCCTTCCTCTTCGTTGAGAAGTTGTATCGCATTAGCAAGCCCATCATTCTTAGGCAGTGTTTTTATATGATATTTAATAACTGTTTTCCTTATTTGCTCTTCCGGCCATGTATTCCATGGCATTGATGGATTATCCTTTCCTTTGCTTGTTTGCCAGACTTTCTGCAATTTCCATTTAGGAAGTATGATAAAGTTTTTCTGTCCATTAGCAAAAGTGGCGATTGAAAAAGCCGCTACAACATAATCCCATATTTTCTTGCTTTTCCCTATCACATCCATATCAACTGGTGGTTCAAGATTCATTTTATATGAAATAGAAGGATTGCTGCCCTGTTCATACTCGAAGGTATCAAAAGTATAGACTACCTGAGCGTCCATGTGAGAGATTGACCCTTCTTTTGTCGCCAAGAAAATCAACCCTCTATAATTAAAATCAAGAACGCACTTGCCGTCTCTCGGGACAAGGTGGGCGTATTGGAGGGCAGGATTGAGTGTAATCCCGCAGAGAGCTACATTAAGGACAGCGTTCCTTATGCTTTCCGGCTTACATGCTGCCAGCACTGAGTTTCCCTGTATAAGCTGCATGGCAAAATTAGCTTCCCTTAAATAGTTTTCCTCTCCTGCTATCTGAACAAATCTCTCTTTGATTGCTCTGACTTCTTGCTCATAGACAGGCAGTGCTTTATTTTTTTCTACTAAGTCTTTGATTGACATTTTTAGCCTCCATAAGCCCATTCAGGTAAGTGTATTGTTTGTGCACCAGCCTCTTTATAATGTGGATAACCGGATATTCTGCATTTTTTTTCTAAATCCAGCAACTGATGAAATGAATCAAAACCATACTGCAAAACATGATCATCAGCGACATAAACTTCAACTCTGTAAGGCGGTTCTTTCTCTACCGCTATCCATACAAAATAATCGTATAAAAGCCCCCCTGCTTGAAAGATGCCCTCACAATAAAAAGCTGCCTGCCGTGCATATCCGTATTGTAATACTGCTTTTGTAAAAGTTCCTTTATCAGCCGACCTGCAAGATTTTATATCAACCAAAACTCCTTTATTCCCATCAGGGATTCTGTCTGGTCTTGCCTTGCATTTTATCCCTGTAGTCTCATCATTCCAGACGCAAGATATTTCAGATGAGCCTTTCTGCAAAAGTTCAGATGCGAATGGATGCGCCCATATCGCTGTTTTTATTGCCTCCAGTGTCGCTAAGTCATCTGCTGTAATAATCCCCTTGCCGGCATTAGCGGATTGAAATGCCTCGAATGCCTCTTTCCCCTTTTTTGTGCGCTTATCGCATTCTGGGGTTATTGCATAATCTCTCTCAAAATCTGATGGAGTTAAAAGGATTGAGTGTATTACTCTGCCGACCAACAGGGTTGATGTTTCTTCTCTTTCTAACTTCGCAGCCGCAGGGACAATATTCAGCCGAGATAGGTATGAATTAGATACGGCATCCACCGCTAAATATTCTTCAAATGATAGATTGTTATAAACTCCTGTTTCCATCATCTTCCCCCTCTTCCTTCTCCCAATCACCATAGCCTGAGCTATCTCCAAAACCTGAGCCTGAGCCAAAGCCTGAGCCAGAGCCAGAGATTGATGTGCCTGCACCTGAGCCTGCTGCAAAGCCAAAGCCAAAGCCTGATGCATCGCCTGAGCCATCACCTGAGAAG